GCTGCTGCCTTATCTAGGGTTACTGCATCATTTGCTATTTGTAGTGTATCCACTGTTCCAGAAACCACATCAACACCAGCATCAACTGGTTTGACTCCAACAGTAAAAGTTAAAGTTGCAGGAGATGATTCAACACCTAAAGTATTTAATGAGGTTACACTGGCAACATAATTAGAGCCTGTTTTAACAAAGTTTAAATCACAATTCTCTACATCCACTATTCTGTTTAAAACTTGATTGCTTGAGCTATCTACGACATTGACCCTATATTGATAATCAGGAAAATCTGTTGGTTCGTTCCAAGATAAGAATGGTCTGCCTGTTGAGCTAGAATCAGTATCAGTAAAAGATAATCCTGTTGGTGCTTTTACAGCATAAGCTGAGGGCAAATTAGCCAACTCTTCTACTGGCTCTTGTGGTGGCACTTCCCATGTATAAACATCGAAGTATTCTATTAGACTAACTGCAACCAATCCATTTGACTGAAGCTCTAAGGCTTCCACCCTGCATACCTTTCCATTAAATCCTAGTCCTGCATAGGTAAGATCAACGATGTCTCCTACATTAAGCTTATACATCTCAGGAGTTCCTAAGAATTGCATTGTGGTCTGATTCCTGCTTCTGGTTAAAATAGCTTTTGCCATGTTATAGGCAATATAAGGATCAGAAATATATGGAAATTCTGCTTTAACCTCTAAGACCTCGCCACCATCATCAGAGGTGTAATTAGGTGTTGCATCATGTAAAACTGTAGCTGTATCTAATTCATACTTTTTATTAGCATTAAAGAATTCAACAATAACTTTATTTGCCTTCTTGTCTTTGTTGCCATAATCAACCGATATTCCACCACTAGCAATAATGTTATCATCAGTAATGCCAAATGTTGATGAGCCTGTATCTTCAATTGAAAGCTCATACTTACCATCTATGTAAAGAAAAATACCTCGCATATTAGCAAGCAACTCTTTAGCATTATCCATAACATTCTTATTGGCATCTAAGTAACCATTGCAATGAAATCTTTTAACCTTTAGTAAAGACGTGCCACTTTGAGATGAGTAAGTAGAGCCAAGAATGTTATTAACATATACTGAATATTGAGCCTGTGCATTGTAAAACTCTGTTCTCTGTACATCTTTTATTTCAGCACCATCTAAAACAAGATTGCCAGAGCCATCTTCTAAATCTATCTTTTCGCCAATTTTGTTTTGCCACCAAATAGAATTTGCACCAGTTCCAGTTATATTGATATAGTCATTTCCAGAAGTGCCTTCCCATGTAACGCTTTGTGCAGTGCCATTAAAATAGGGCTGATCAACCAAAGTATCACAGACATTAGCAGCAGAGCTAAATGTAGTCATATTGATTTGAGATTGAGTTAAACCTTTTCCATATTCATCATTGGTTATGAAATCAAGAAAACATAAGGCTGGATTGTCTGAATGTTTGTAAGTGGAAACAGTGCCAAATGTTTGTGTATTATCTCTAGGATCAAAAACTTTTTTACCCCTAACTTGAACTGTTAGCTGAGGTACTCCTTTCCACATACCCTCTTTGTCATAACCATAATGAGCTGCTATATAGCAAATTCCATCCAGTCTATGTGATGAAGTCCAATTAGGCATAGATGCAACAAGCATGGGATCTGTTGTTTGTGATGCAGCCCCATGATGCAAGTTCATAACATATCTATATTTAGCAGTAGGATCAGTTCCAAAAGTACCGCCAGCAAGATTCAAGCTATTTGTTCCATTTTGAGAAACTGTATTTAATGATCCTGAGCCAGAAGATATTTTATCTGAGCCAATATACCCACCATTTCTAAATCTTGCAGAATCAGTTAATGGGTTGCCATCAAGTTCAATTGTTCTGCCTAAAATCTCATCACACTCACCAACTGACAAAGCATAAACCACATACATATCCCTCGAATCATTATCATTAACATCCATGTAGATAATCTGTGCACCAACCCTTCTTGTTCCATAGATAACTGGTATTTTTCCACCCATAGAAGTTTTGTTAGCAAGTATGTCTTGACCTTTAGCAAGCATTTGTCTGGCTTGCATAAATCCTTTTACGCCTACAGCTAAACTGGCTGCTGTGAGAACCATCGATATTTGGGTTATTGTTTCTGCTGCTTTAAATGCTGCCCATGCAGATGCGGCTTTGCTACCAGCCCATTTGAAAAATGCTGCTATAGGATTAGCCATTTAAGACCCCCACCTAACATCTTTTTTAACCTGACCAGCAAATTCCATGCCTTTATCACCAGAACTAAATGATTGCTGGGATTCATCTGAGAAATGCCTGCCTTTTGTTAAATTCCAGTTAGACCAATGACTTGCAACAGTCATATTGAGAATTGAATTTCCCACATCTTCTTGTATTGATATATTTCTTATTTGACCTGTAAAAAAATTAATTGCACCCACGATTGATTCATTTGAATCAAAATAAGCAAGATATATTTCAACAGTTTTATCTGTAAACTCACCATTTTGAACCAATGACCTTACTTGATCTGTAATATTTGAGAATCCCAGATTAATTTCATCAACCTGCAATTGACCTGTTTCAGTTATTGAATCTACACTCAAAAAAGAACCACCAGCTTCATAGCTGTTAGAATCGTAAGTTACATTAGAATACCAGTCAGTAAGCCTAATTGTTGATGATAGATTTAACTCAACAAGAAAAGCTGTTTTAGTTGCTGTGGATGATACTTGGGTTTGTAAAGCAGCAGATAGACTTCTAGGCATTAGGTAATAACCTCTCTAACGTCAAATGAAATGCTGTAAAAACCACTAGCATCAGTTGAATACATGATTTCATTGTTTTCAAGATAAACAGTAAAGCTAGGTTTATTTACAGTAACAGCTTCATTATCTGCTAGAGATGCTACTAAATTTGGAGATATTAAAACAGTTAATGCTCCACCACTATCAGAATCAATATCAGATTGAACCATATAAACCTTGCTATGATTAGCAAACTTAATTATATCTCCAGCCTTTAAAGCACCTGTTTGACTGGCTGAGAAACCATCTAAGGCTATAGAAGCATCTCCTGATGTATGTGCTCCAACAACTTGAATATCTGTTTCTGACTTGCCAGCACCTAAGTTATCTAATGGTGCTTGAATAGTAAAGTCCTCAAAAGAGCCTTTTTGTTTTTGTAGAAATGCAAACATCTCTTGAGCTTTTGCTTGCTGTAAAGGTGGCATTGATACTGTGAAAGAAAAATATTGTGCCCCTATTTGTCTGACTTGTTTTTTGCCAGATAAAGTTTGATTAACTAAATTTGGTCTGTTGTCTTTAAAATTTATAGCCCTAAAATTAGGGTCTGTTGGAAATTGACCAGACATTTATACAATCCCCATTTTGCCTTGATTATTCATGGCATTGTTTATGATTGATGTGATCAATCCTTTTCTTGATGCTAGTAACTGATCAAAGCCAGCAGCATCAACTGTTGATATGTTGAAATTGACTGTGGGTGCTGATTGCATTGCCTGACCTTTTGTATGATCTATAACTGTTTCATTAGGATGAACCATAGCCATAAAACCACCCTTGCCATCCATTCCACCTGCTCTAATTCCTTTACCAGTGAATCCACCACCATCAAAATCAAAAAGAGTGTCTCCATCTGTCAAACTGTCATACTCAAGAGAGTCCATTCCTGTAGTAATTGCACCTTTAATCAACCCAACCATTTTTTGAATTATAAATACTTGTATTAACTCGTTTATAACCGCTCTAGCAACTGATGTCGCTAAATCTTGAAAATCTAAAAACTGTTGACTGGCAAAATCAAAGAAATTTGTAAAAGCTGATGTCAGTTTGCCTTCCATAGTATCTGCAAATTGCTCTACTACAGTTTTTGTTACCTTCATCTGCTTGCCTAAAGCATCAAAATCTAGCATATTGCTTGCAGTAAATCTTGATAGTTTTTCTTGTTTTCCAGTTAATTCCTCAATCTTGGCTGCAAGTTCATCATGTGCTTTTTGTGTTTCAATTAAAGTGTTATTAACT